GACAGACAAATTAATGTAAGTCTCTCCTTTTATATCGTAAACTGTAGAGAGCAAATCTCCGACGTTAACAAAAGTGTTTTTGTAACGGAGCATTACACGCATTCTAAAGGAATAGAAAGAGGGAACGTTGACGTGGATCATATACTTGATAGATCCGCGCCAGTAGTGGTGGGAACGGGACACGAACGTGAGCCAATCTCCCATGGGATTGACTTGGTAAGAGGGTGTGGAAAGGTAATTGGTGTTGGGGGTAACAGGAATGTTGATGGTGGCATTGGTGGAAGAAAGAGTAGTGAGGGCGTATATCATGGGGCGTTGCGCCATTTCAGATACTGTCATGTGAGAAGTTTTCATGCCTTCAAAAACAGGTGCTGTTGAAAGTTGTGAGTTGTGATAAAGAGTAAGTTCTTTAGAGACGGTGAGGCCGTCAGCTTGATTGTAGTTGGTGTTGTAATCGGTGACGGTGGGCTGGGGAGCAGTCTGAATCGTGGGCTTGGAAAGATCGCCTGCGAATGAGTTGACTGCGTCGGCTATCATCCCGTATGCAGAACCAATAACTGGAACTTTTCTCAAAATGTGGGAAACAGCTGAAACAGCAGGTTTAACATCAAGACCTTTTGAAGCTCGTTCGGAAGCTTCGGTGTTGTGTTTATTCATGTCGGAAGTAAATCCAGTAACCTTGGGGTTAGCAAAAGAAGCGTAAATAGTGACGGGCACGGTAGCTGGCAATCCTGGTTGCGTTGAGACTAAGGGGTTGAGTTCTGTAAGGAACAGAGAACCAATAGAACTCGCAGGAAAGAAGCTGGCGGTTGCAGAGTCGTGCCAATCAGTGGGAGCGAGCCAAGGAATGGTCATACGTACGGAGTCTTGTGTAGCGGCATTGATTATGACATGATTATCAATACCTGAAAGGAAAAACTTTAAGTTAGTGGAAGTGAGTGGTGCGACAAATCCGCGTGAACAGGGAAGCCAAGCCGCAAGAAGCGCTCCTTGATGAAAGGGAGTGGAATTGATTTTGATTTCGATAGAAATATCGGAACGCAAAAAGCGGTAGCGCTTGAGCACGTTGGAAATGGTGGGAATGGACAATAAAGCTTGAGGAAAATTTATGACTTGGGTGTAACCGGCGTTCCACGAAGGAACAGTAATAACATAGGCTCGGTTGAGGAGCTGAGTGGGCGTGTTATCTGGGTACGGATCGGCGATGGGTCGAGAGCTCGTGGGAGCGGGAACGTCGATGACATTGGAAGATTCGGCAAAGTTTGTTGTGCCAGAGATACCAGTAGTGACTGGTTCTTGTGTGTCGCCAATTGGGACGACAGCGGAAGTGGTTGAGGTTGATGATATAGATACTCATGGACAATTGCGAGAAGGCTGAGTAAGACCTTCAAGCTTGAAGAAGTTATTTTTATGACATTAGACTTCAATTTACATATGAACTTCTGAAAAAGCGTGGTTTTTCATGTAAATTGGCCGACTAGGGTCAAGGAAGGTCTCCAGGCAGGACCAAACCGGATCGGGTGTTTTACGTCGCCCGCGACGGAGGGGGTTTAAAGATTGAAAAAGGCGAGTTTGAACTTGGAAGCGTCAACTTCGCCAGCGTACATATCGACGATAATGGGCCATAGATCGTCGTAAGTGTACGGATATTTGTGTTCATTGCCAAGGTAGGCAAGGAATGGTTGGAGCAAGGCGAGATTATGTTCGAAAACATCTCGACCGTGAAGAGCATATTCATTGAGGGCAATATGCAAATTGAGTGAGGTTTGAGCAGGCACTGTTTTGTCGGTGGGTTTCATAATGTAGCGGGTCATAGCTTGAATAGAATTGATCTTAAGAGGAGCAAGGATAAGACCTTTTTCTTCACGAAATCCGCGGGACAAAAACATTGCGTTTTCGGTGGGTTGTGATTCGACGAGGTTCTCGTCTTTAGTGGATTCGGTACAATCATGGTTGAAGATAATCTCGCGAATTTTTCCGATAGTGATACCGTTAAATTCGTCGTTGAAAGGGGCAGTGAGAATAGAGTCATCTCCGAAAATACCTAATTCACATTTGAGGGAGAATGGAGTAGAATCATGAAACCAATACCAAATTTGACGATGCTCAGCATCGTTGGCAAAGGAATTGAAGGTGGAAGTGCGTTCGCCGCCGGAGGGCTGCGAAAGAAGGAAAATGATTTTATCTTCTACCAAAACAGCTGGCATAAGCGTAGATACGTAAACGGAAACAATACAGTTGTAAAACTGTCTGTGTAAGGGAAGCGACATATCGAGCTTAAAAAACTGTTTGAAGGTATAGATGTATTGTGCGAAATAGTGAACTTGGTAGCGGATGTCCCAACCAGAAACGTCGTGGAGGACGAAACGAGGGTCGTTGGGACATTTAGAAACAAGGCGCTTGAAAAGACGACCCCACTGGTGAGAGAAGGGGTTGATTCCAAGCTGAATGGAAGTATCGAGGTCAGACTCTAATTGATCAGTGTACCATCCGAAGACGGAACGACAGAAAAATTGGTGAGCGAGCTGACCAGCGTTTATGTAACGGGTGTATTCTTTAGAGACGCGATCGTTGGGGCGAAGCTCGTCTTTAAGAAAGAAAGTGAAAAGAGCGATTGGGGTCATGCCGAGGCGTGACCAGTGGTGAAACCAATAAAAATGGCGTTGGACATCGGGGTGTATCCAAAGGCCAGGTTTGTCGGAATTTGCGAAAAATTCAGAAGAAGGAACAAAAGAAGGGAGGGACGGGTCGAGGTACCAGTCCGGAATGAAAACATTGGAATGTTCTGACTCCTTGTTGATGAGTTTCTTCTTAGAAATTGAGTGGACGTTGTAAGGAGCGCCCGACGCTTTGGTAAGGTCGGTTCCATGGATGCGGGTTCCAGGGATGCCTATTACAACATCTTTAAGCGTGAGATACCGAATGCAATATTCGGCTGTGAGGTGAGAGGGAAAAGATCCTTCCCATACGCGACTGTCTTTGAAAACAGAGGAATCGTAGTAGACTTTTTTCCCTTCGAGTTTGCGGAGCGCGAGCTCCTTGGCTCGACGGGTTAATGACGCAGGTGCGTCGTCTGCTGGATAGGGAGGCGGATGGTTAGGAATTCCCTTGGAAACAATAGTTTCGATCAAGGAAGTGTGAGGTGAAGAAGTGGCTTTACGGTCAATCGTGAAATGGACCTTAACGCCGTTCTTGATGGATAATTCCTCAGTGATTACGAGAGGAGCGCAATCACTTTGGAAAAAAGTGTCGGGAGTGGGTTTGTAAGAAATAAGATCGGCGGTGATAGAACCGAACGCTTCGACAACATCTTCGTAGTCTTCTTTCGTGAAAGGAGCGAAAGAACTGGAACAAAGAGTGTTATCGGAAGCAACGTGAAAACCGAGTATCTGGTAAGGGCGAGAAGATTCTAGTGGTACATAAGGGGACATGCACACACCAGGACCTCCATTAAGACCTTTAATACTAAAGTAATCATAAAGAACGGTCATATTGGTTGGAAGTGTTTTCTTATCGGCGGTGAGTCCGAAAAGCTTGGGTGAGGCGTGAGAGCCGTATCTGGAAATGGAAAGAGGTGATGAGTCAGTGACGTCGAAGCCGAGGCGTTCGACACCATGATAATTCTGAACTCGGAAGAGTTCATCATTAGTAGGAAAAGCGCGTTGCAGATCCTTTTTCATAAACCTTATTCCAGGAACATAAACGGCGGTGAGGTCTCGACGGGCGAGACGTTTAGAAACGGGGGAAGGAAGAGTGTCAAGAGTGATGCAATCTTTCCAATTGATGATTTCCTGATGGACATTGCTCGCTGAGTAAGTGGGGTAAATAGTGATTGAGGCGTAGGGGCCTCGAGCGAGATAATGACGGGGAACAATCATAATATTGGAATTAATGAAATAGCAAAAATTGGAAGATGTGGCAAGACCGGTGGTACCGGGAATGTTGAAATCAACTAAAATGAGGTTGCTCATTATTCGTTTGGCTGCTGTGTTTAGATCAGTGGAATGATCGGAAGTGGCGGCTGTTTTCACAGCTTTGGGTTTAGCGGCTTTACGAATAGTGGAAACTACAGTTGTTTGGCGGTTGGATAATTCAACATCTCCTGAATCAGAAGAGAAAAACTCTTGTTGTGCGGGGGTAAGGACACCGATGGATTGGAGTCCATAGATGAAGAGCATAATGGCTCCTTTAATGAGGTAGATGAGAGCAACCCAGGCCGTAGTAGAGATAAGGATGCAAGCAAGTATCTCTCTAGCGTGGGAGGTAACGGGATCGAGAAAAGGATGGCGATTGCGAGCGGTGACGTCTCGCAATCCTACATCATCTTCCAAGTTGGCAATTTTAATTAATTCGGTAAGGCGGTTAACGGGAAAGTATCCGCATTGGAAATAAATTTCAATAAGGTGTTCGGGCATGGGAGTGGGGATGATTCCAGTATCGCAAATAAATTTGTGAACAGGAGCGGTTTTGAGAATGTCATAGCATTCGAGATCATAAAGGTGGGACTCATCCTTTTTGCGAAGGATGATATCGAGAATGATCGCTGTTGCATATCGTTTGCGACAAGTGTCGTCGACGGGAACTCTGTCAAAAGGGAATTTGTTCATGAAGAGAAATTTCTGGTAAGCGAGCGCGTGGACGTGAATAGCATTGGAATTGTACAGCCAATCGTTGAGATCGGTAATGGGAACAGTAGGAGTGTCGTTTGGAAAGGTATTGACGAGTCGTTTGGTGAAATCCCAGTCGATATTAGACTGTCGAAGAGTTTCGTGGGGGTAAACATGTAACCAAGGATATTCCCATAAACCTTGAACGCCGAGCTTGGCGGCGGTTTTCTTGAGAATTTGATACGGCATGGTGAACATGTCGCTGGTAGCGGGAGTTTTGAAGTCAATATCATCATCTAATTCGGCGATCTGTTTCTTAAACAGGGGATCGTCCTTATAGAGTTTGGCTTTGTTTTGAAAATTCACGTACCATTTGTTGAGTGCGGGAAGAAGGGAGTTGAGCGTGGCGCCGATAGCGATACCGGTGACGACATTACTCTTTTCTTTTTCTTTTGGGACAGAAGTGGTGATGGGAGTTGTGGAAGCGGTAGTTGTAGGCGAAGGTGGGGGAATGTAAATTGGTTGAGGTTGAGGAGCTGGAGGTTTTGGAGCCTCGGTAGCGTACTCAACAAAAGGAAGGAATTTGCCGTGGTGGGCGGAAGTGGATCCAGGTTTTGGTAGAGGTGCGAAAAGAGGGACGTCAGGGGCGTCTTCTATTTTAATTTCTACGGGGGCAATTGGATCGGGAAACGTGGGTGGGATGTCAGAATTCATAAGTTCTTCCATATGATCAGCCATAGAAAATTCAGTCATCCTAAGATGAGCTAAATAATAGCTGATGTAACGGTCGGTGACGGCGGAAACGAGGTTTTTAAGGCCTGCGAGTCCGTCTTTGGTGAAAAGGTGAACATGGGCTTTCTGTTGGAAATCCCATATTTTGACGTTGAAACGGATGTTGTCCCATTGGCGAATGGAACCCATTTCAACAGAGGGGACGTTAGGGATGTGAGAAAGATTGATGATAAAATCACGACGGCGTTGGAATGCGCCTGCAGAATACATAGAGGGGACGGTATTGAGCAGAACGCTTTCACTGTAATTGGAAGTACATGCCATGATTTTAGATTTGAAGAAAAGTTTACCTTTGTCTTCGACGGAAGCGGAAGTGAGAGGAAATCTGGCGCGTTGTTTCGCCATGGTGATGAGATTGGATTCAGAAGAAAGAGAAGCGGGTTCGGTGTTCTGAAACACATCATCCATGACAAAACCCCAGTTTTCATTGTAGTTGGACCAAAATTTGTCTTCGAGGGAACGAGTTCCGACGAGACCGGAGTGCCATTTTGGTTCTTTGATGTCAGCGAAGGCATCAGGGTGGACTTGTTTGAGATTGTGAAACACGGCTTGGAAAACGCCGTCAATGGAGTTGGATTTGGAGCATCCAGGTTCTCCATGAACCCATAGAAGAACGGGTTCTTGGCGGCATTCGCCGCCTTTGACGGTTTTGATGTACTTATCGAAGAGTGGTTGTTTTTCAGTGATAACATTAATAAGACGGAGGTGAAGGGCAGGGTCGATCTTAAAAATAAAATCACTCAAAGAAACACATTCACAATAATCATCACAAAATTGTGCTTGTTGGTCAATGGTAACATAAACGGAAGTGTCAAGAGTGGTAATGAGACGGTCAACTCGATCCATAACTGCTTTAAGTTTTTTGGAAGAATCAAAATAAGGAGAGCCAGTAACGAACACGCAAACGTGATCGATAACTGACTTAACTAATCCTGATATAACTTTAACAGCGTTGGTGAGTTTCTCAAAGAAAGTGAAAATGGTGATTGAATCTTTCATTGCTTTGAAAGTGGTGGAAGTGGAAAAGGGTGTTGGAAATTTGAATCCGGCGAAGGACTCAGCAAACCAATCAGCAAAGGAATTGAAAGGTGCGGTGAAGGAATCAGAGGTGGCTGTGATTTCCTCGCCAGGGCCAAATACTACGGGAAAACAGTACATGACGAGCTTGTAACCAAAAAAAGCTACAAGTGCGACGATGGAAAGAGTTCCGGCAATAACGATGGCTCGTTTGAACATTGCTGGGGTGGCGGTCCAGGCGGCTTGAATTGAGGTGAGGGCGGAATTGAAAATTTCGCCGAATTTGGAAATGACGCCTGAGACGATACCGGAGCCGACGGATCGGCCAGCGGCGTCGCCCAGTTTAGGGGCGACTGAGCACATGGACTCAGCAAAGTTGTTGGCGGTGGTGGTGAAGTCAACTTTTTCAGCGGCGGCTTGGGCCGTTTGAGAGAGTTTGTCGACGAGAGGGGAAGTGTCGACTTCATTAACGACTTTTTGGATTGGAGTTGTTAAATCCATTCCAGAAATCGCTTCTTGAAATTGTGAAGAAAAGTTGAACATGTCTGATCGCCATTGGTTGGTGTGGCGAGAGACGGTGCGGAAAGCGGTGGGGTAGTTCTTGATATAAAGTTGGAAAATGTATTTCCTGATCTTGCGTGAGCGAAGGTCAGGAGTGTAATCACGAATACGTTTGAGAACGTAATCGAGAGTGAATTCGGGTGAGAGAGTGGCACTATCAAGTGTGCGCATAATAGCGTTGAAAGAATAAAATCCTCCTCCTTTGATATAGCGCTCTGCAACAGCAGAGAGCAATACCTCGGGAACGAGGATGTCCTGGCCAGGTCGATAGCCAGCAACATCTATTAGTAAGTTGCGGAAAATTTCGAGATCTGTGTGAAGATCTCCTGTAAACGGGTGTTTATCACCTTCTACCTTGCGGTAGTGAAGGAGATATAAATCTTCGTGTTTGCGTCTACGACCTTTATCTGGTTTAACACGGGATTTTTCATTGAATGAGGCAGACGAATCTGCAAGATCGTTCGGATTAAGCATAAAAGGTGCATAATCGGAAGGATCGGAGGAACGAGAGAGAAGCGGGTTGAAGTAATTCATTGAGTTGTTTTGCATGGTTGGAAAAAGAGGGGGGGGATGGATTAGCTCCAGGGGGCATCGTTATACAAACCGTAACTTCGGTCTGAACACTGTTCTTGTGTTCGGTGGGTTGTTTAAATGATCGTCGGGGACCTCAAGGGTTCCCTCCGGGGAGACACCGGACTAATAAACATCTTCGCGGGAAGGGTCGTTGCGAAGTACGATAAAAGTGGGCTGGGCTTTTTCAGCTTCCAGCATAGCGAGTTTGCAAAGCGATTTGCAGCTTTAACAAATGAGTAGGAAGAAACAATGGCCTCCTAACTCGCCTTAAGTAACTTGTCGTGCGAGAATTGTGAGTGGTGTTGATAAATGATAAACAAATAAGATTATTAATCTTCGTTGAGTTAGAGCGAGATAAAGCTTTTCGGCCTTTCTCCCTAATGTAAAATTCGATTCGAGTTCAGTACGCCAGGTCCCATCCTTGCGGGCAGGGAAGTGGTGTCATACGTTAAACTAAAAAGATGTCGTCGGGTTTCGGGTCCGAAGATTGATACATAGGTGAAGTGAAAGGGATTGGAAAATTTTAACAAGGTCATGTCAAGTACATACATTAAAAATCATAAATAATAACAAATAAAAACGTGAAGGGTTGGACTTAAAATAAATGGATATTAAATGTTTTTGGGGTTTTTAAAAGAAATTGAAATTTTTATGGGTTTTTGAAAGTTTGAAATGTTTTTGGATTTTGTAATTTAAAAAGGGTTTGTATATATGGTTGGGGGGGGTGTCGCGTTTCTCTAAAGCTAGAAACGAAACGGTTGTTGGGACTATTTCTACTTATTCGAAATGAGTCAGTAAACTGAGTTCTTAGGTAATTCTTCTACTAATTCGAAGAATTTTCGCCGTGCGATGGCGACACTGCCTAAGAGGCAGAATACTACGATTAAATATAACTTACTTATTCGGTTATAAATAAAAGGCAACTGCGGTTGCGCGAATGTGTCTTGGGTTGTGGCCAAAAC